GACTGCGATGGATAAAGTTAAATTGTTCTTCGAATACTTCGCAACGCTGCCGACCTGGTTCACTAATCTTTGGATCCTTGTAGTTGCGAGCGTTTATGGTATAAAGGGAACACAAATATGGAGAAATGGCGGAGGTAAAAAATAATGCCAAATAGAATATACAATAAACAAGTCACACCTAAAGGATATAAAAGAGGTGGTGGCGTAACTGATTCTCAAAAAAAACAAAATGAAAAAAATAAAAAAGGTCGAGAAGATTTTCATAAAAAAATTATAGGCAAGGGTAAAAAATTTGTTAGAGATACTTTAGAAGGAAAATTTGCAAATCCAAAAAGAGGTACAGCAGAACCAAGAATTAGAAAAATGGGCGGCGGAATGATGATGATGGAAAGACCCATGATGAAAAAAGGTGGGCCATCTAAAAAACCAAAGGTTAGAAAAATAGGTGCTCTTGGTGTAGGTAAAGCAAAAGATTTTCCTGGCATTAAAGAAATCATTAAAATGAATAAACAAGGCAGAAAAAGATTTAAAGCTGGTGGCGCGTTAAAACCTGTAGATCCTAAAACTCAAAAAGGTTTATCTAAACTTCCAACTGAAGTTAGAAATAAAATGGGTTACATGAAGAAAGGTGGAAAAGTAAATGGCAAATAGATTATACAACCGACAAGTAACACCTAAAGGATATAAAAGAGGTGGTGGTGTAACGGGTAAAACCACCACAACTAAAACTACCACAACCACAAAATCCGAAAAGAAACCTGGATTCTTTAGAAGAACAATTGGAAAAGTTAGAAAAAAATTTATACCAACTTTTGACGAACAATTTTCAAAAGCTAAAAAAGAAGGTAAGAAAACTTTTACATCTACTAGAGATAAATCTAAAAAAGGTAAACTAGAATATTCTACAAAGACAGCGGCAGAAGTTAAAGCAGCTAAAAAAAGAATGTCTGATAGAGAAAGAGCTCGTGTTGGAGATACTAGTAAACAACTTTCTGAAAAAGGTGCAGCTTTTAAACTTGCTAGAAAAATGGGTAAAAAAACTTTTACACACAAAGGTAAGAAATACACAACATTATTAAAAGGTGAAAAGCCAAGTAAAATTTTACCAGAATTATCTGGTAAGACATCTAAAAAAATTAAAAAATTTGTAGGAGCATAATGACTAAACTATGTCCAAGAGGTAAAGCCGCAGCGAAGCGAAAATTTAAAGTTTACCCGTCTGCATACGCGAATGCATATGCTTCTAGAATTTGTGCAGGTAAAATTAAAGATCCATCAGGTGTAAAAAGAAAAGATTTTAAAGGACGTAAACCAGCTAAAGATGGTGGTCCTATTGGTATTAATCCTTTTAACAGAAGAAAAACTTTTAGAGAATTAAAAGAACCTGTAAAAACACCCATAATGAGAGCAAAAACTGAGGCAGGGGCAAATGCTAGAAAACAATACCAAGAAAAACTTAAACAATACGAAAAATTAAAATCAAAGCAAGAAAGTCTAAAAAGAACTAGACCAAAAAGAATGATGGGTGGTGGACTAATGGAAGCTACTCAAAGATTAAGAAGACAAGGTTTAAAAGAAGGTGGTGGAGCTGATACTGGAAGAAAAGGAAATCAAAGAAGTAAACTAATTACTATGTTAAGTAGATACACTGCAAAAACAAGAGGTTCGAAAAGAGCTGAAAAAATGGGTGGTGGCATGATGAGACCGATGTATCAAAAAGGTGGCAAGGTCGCTAGAGGTTGCGGTGCCATCATGTCAGATAGATCAAAAAAAACAAAAACATTTTAATGTCATGGCAAAGAATGGTCTTGATAAATGGTTTGCCCAAAAATGGGTAGACATAGGAAGTAAAAAGAAAGACGGATCTTTTTCAAAGTGTGGAAGATCAAAACAAAAGAAAGATGCAAAACGTAAGTATCCAAAATGTGTTCCTCTTGCAAAAGCAAGACGTATGACAGAAGGACAAAGACGATCAGCAGTTTCTAGAAAAAGATCTGTAGCGCAAGGAGTTGGTGGTAAACCAACTAACGTTGCAACATTTGCTAAGAGAAAGAAAATGGGATTTGGAGGCATGGTTTGAGAAAACAAGATAGAATGCCTGCAAGAAATAAAAAGAACTTCAGATCAACGAAGTCTGGAGCAGGTATGACAAAGGCTGGGGTCGCTGCTTACAGAAGATTAAACCCTGGCTCTAAACTAAAAACAGCGGTCACTGGCAAAGTCAAACCAGGATCTAAAGCTGCCAAAAGACGTAAATCATTCTGTGCGAGAAGTGCAGGACAAATGAAAAAGTTTCCTAAAGCTGCTAGAGATCCTAACTCAAGACTAAGACAGGCTCGCAGAAGATGGAAATGTTAAATGGCCGATCCAAAAAAAGGAACAGGTAAACATCCTGGTAAAAAATATGGGCGTCGTCTTTATACTGATGAAAACCCCAGAGACACAGTTTCGATTAAATTCGCTACGCCGACGGATGCGCGCAAGACGGTGGCGAAAGTTAAAAAAATATCTAAACCGTTTGCTAGAAAAATTCAAATATTAACTGTTGGAGAACAGCGTGCCAAAGTTATGGGTAAAAACAAAGTCGCTGCAATTTTTAAGAAAGGTAAAGATGCAATTAGAAACCGTAATAACAAAGCTAATTAAATTTATAAAAACCAGAACAGATGCTTTATCCATATCAGTCACCTCTGGAGGCATTGACAGTATGGAAAAATATAGGTATATAATAGGACAAATAGCTGCCCTAGAGGCAGTGCTACAGGAACTCTCTAACCTGCTAGAAGATAAGGAGCGAAAAAATGAAGGAACAGTCGTCGATATTAAAACCAAACAATGAATTAATTGGTTTAAAAAAATCAGAAGAAAAAGGAAAAATTCCAAAACCAACAGGTTGGAGACTTTTAGTTTTACCTTTCAAGATGAAAGAAAAAACTAAAGGTGGACTACATCTCGCTGAAGCAACTTTAGAAAAACAACAAGTTGCATCTCAGTGTGGTTTAGTTCTAGCCATGGGTCCAGATTGTTATAGGGATAAGGAGAGATATCCAGAAGGCCCGTGGTGCAAGGTAAATGATTGGGTTATGTTTGCACGTTATGCAGGTAGCCGAATTAAAATAGATGGGGGCGAGATTCGTCTGCTAAACGACGATGAAGTGTTAGCAACAATTGATAGTCCAGAGGACATCTTGCATGAGTTTTAACATAGGAGGATAACTATGCCAGAAGAAAACAAGACTGTTGATATCGACACATCGGGCCCTGGTGCAGAAATAGATCTGCAAGAGGATAAAAAAGAAAATGAAGTGGAGATAGGAAATGAAACAGTTGAAAACAATACTGAGTCCGCTGATACATCTGAGAAATCTGATGAGCAGCTGGATGTTCAGGACAGTGAACAAGAAGCACCGAAACAAGAACAAGTAAAAAAGGAAGACGATAAATTAGAAGAATACAGTAAAAGCGTTCAGTCTCGAATTGCAAAGCTTACTCGTAAGATGAGAGAAGCAGAGCGAAGAGAGCAAGCTGCTATCGAATATGCTAGATCTGTTGAACAAAAGAGACAAGAAGCAGAGTCTCGTTTTCAAAAATCAGATTTAGATAATTTAGATAGGTTTGAAAAAAACATAACTGCTGGACTAGAGGCTGCAGAAAGAGAACTTGCAGCAGCTATAGAAACATCAGATGCTAAAGCTCAAATCGCAGCTAACAAAAGAATAGCAGAACTATCTTTTGAGAATGCTAGAATAAAACAAGCGAAACAAAACAGGGAGCAGATTAAAAACGAGAAACCTGCACAACCTGTTAATAGTGGAAGCGCAGAACAAAATCAGCAACAATTAACACCGATGCCAGATCCAAAGGCAGAGGCTTGGGCTGTGAAGAACACATGGTTTGGAACTGATAGAGCCATGACTAATACAGCTATAGCACACCATCAAGATCTAGAAGGTGAAGGTTATGACACTACTTCTGACGAATACTATCAAGAGATAGATCGAAGAATGAAAGTTGACTTTCCCGCTAAATTCGGTAATAATAGTGCAGAGAAAACGTCCGCTCCCGTGCAAACGGTTGCATCAGCTAATAGAAGCGTAAAACCAGGACGCAAGACTGTGAGACTCACTTCTTCTCAAGTAGCAATAGCTAAAAAATTAGGAGTGCCACTCGAAGAGTACGCAAAACAATTAAAAACCACGAAGGAGGCATAAGCGTATGGAAAAAGAAAATGTAAAAACTTCTCGTGCGAGTCAAACTAGGTCAAAGACTGAAAGACCAAAAGTTTGGGTCCATCCGTCAGCTCTAGATGCACCCCCTGCACCTGATGGGTTCAGGTATAGATGGATAAGAGCGGAGAGCGTTGGATTTCAAGATACGAAAAACATATCTGGAAGATTAAGAGAAGGATATGAATTAGTTCGTGCCGAAGAAGTCGAAAACGCATCTGATTATCCTGTTGTCGAAGAAGGCAAATACAAGGGAGTCGTTGGGGTTGGAGGCCTTCTACTTGCGAAGGTACCCGAAGAGATTGCGAAGCAGAGACAAGACTATATGACTAATCGTCATGTTGATCGAAGCAAAGCCGTAGAAAACGATCTAATGAAGGAGCAAGACCAGAGGATGCCAATCAATGTTGAGAGGCAGTCTCGTGTAACCTTCGGTGGTACTAAAAAGTAATTTTAAATATCATCGGATTAAAACTAACATTGGAATAGGAGAAAACTATGGCTAATAGAAACACACAAGGTTTTGGACTTATCCCAGCTGGCACTTTAGGTGGATCACCATCTATTCAAGGTCAAGGGAAGTACAAAATCGATGCTGGCCACAGCACAACTATTTACAATGGTGAATGTGTTAAAATCTCTAGCGGTTATGTAGTAGGCGGAAACGGTTCTGCTGCAGATATCTTAGGTGTTTTGAACGGAATATTCTTTAACGCGGCTACAACTTTGAAGCCAACGTTCTCGAACTTCTACAAAGCAACTATTACACCAGCTAACAGTGAAGACACAACAGCCTTTGTAATAGACAACCCTTTCCAGCAATACGTGGTTGCGGCGGATGATGCAACTGGAGTAACAACATTTCTAGAAACGTATGACATGAACGCATCAGCAGGTAGCGATACTACTGGTAAGTCATCGTCTACACTAGACATAGCGACTACTTCAGCTAACGGTAAACAATTCAGATTGTTAAGATCAGCAGAGGATCCTGAAAATGAGGATGCTACTGCAGCTAGACATTCTGTAATCGTTGTATCGAATCTAAATTCGTTCAACGGCCACAATTAATAGGAGCAATTAGACTATGGCAATATCAAGATCACAGCTAGTTAAAGAGCTAGAACCTGGCCTGAATGCACTATTTGGGCTGGAATATAAAAGGTATGAAAATCAGCATGCTGAAATTTATACTAGCGAAAACAGTGACAGAGCTTTTGAAGAAGAAGTAATGTTATCTGGTTTCGGAAACGCACAAGTGAAAGGTGAAGGTAGCGGAGTCTCTTTTGATGAAGCACAAGAAACTTTCACAGCTCGTTACACTCACGAGACCGTAGCTTTAGCATTTGCTATCACAGAAGAAGCTATCGAAGATAACCTCTACGATAGACTTGCTGCTAGATACACAAAAGCTTTAGCAAGATCTATGAGCAATGCGAAACAAGTAAAAGCAGTAGAGCCATTAATTAATGGTCTACCATCAACTAACACATTTAAGTCAGGTGATGGTGTGTCTCTGTTTAACACTTCGCACACAACGATATCGGGTTCTTTCAAGAACACTTTATCTACTCAAGCGGATCTTAACGAAACATCATTAGAGCAGTCAATGATTGACATTGCTCAAATGACTGACGAAAGAGGTCTTAGAATCGCAGCGAGAGGGGTAAAAATGATTATCCCATCAGAGCTTCAGTTTACAGCTGAGAGACTTATGAAGTCTCAAGGTAGAACTGGAACAGCTGATAATGATATCAATGCAATCGTATCTATGGGTATGGTTCCGCAAGGATACAGAGTTAACAATTACTTAACTGACTCTGATGCATTCTACATCATTACAGACGTACCAAATGGTATGAAAATGTTCACAAGAGCTCCATTGACAACTGCGATGGAAGGTGATTTCGACACTGGCAACGTAAGATACAAAGCTAGAGAAAGATACTCATTTGGTGTATCTGACCCTAGAGGTATCTTCGGTGTAGAAGGTGCGTAATAACCAATATTTTGAGGCGGGACATAATCCCGCCTCATTTTAATAATAGAAAGAAAAAATGCACCCACGACAATTTAGAGTACAAATATATGCATATCAGTATCATGCTGATTTTGTTATAGAGTCTCTAGATCTTCCGTTAGATATAGAAAATGCCATAGTTGACAGGCTAGGAAAATCTGATATAAAATGGGAGTATCTTGGAGAAATGAACGATCCCAAGATAAATAGAATAACCTATGAGGAGGTTATAAATGATGCAAGCACATCTAAACGACCTATACACAAAGAAGAAGGGTCTGGATCTAGAGTGGGAGCAGGAGCACCTTAAAGAGGGTAGATATACTCTCAATATGGTTAAGATTGACAGAAGAGTCAGAGAAGTAATTAGCCATATTAAACTTGCCGAGGCTAAAAAAGCCCACGAGCAAAACAAACTAGAGGATGCGGCTCCACAAGTTTCTGTAGCTACTTAATAAAAAGCTACATCGTTGGAAAAATCCAATCCACATTGCAGGCCCTCTTGCGCTCTATTCAAATCTACTATATAAATTAATCACTATACAATTAATTAGAATGCTGACGCGTATAGTCGACGGCCTAGAGACAGTATTCGGAAAACTAGGAGGATATAATTATGGCAAAAACTACATTTCAAGGACCAGTAAAATCTATTAATGGTTTTCAAGGAGTTGGAACAGGAAATTCTGTTAGCATCGCAGCAGGTGCAACTTCTTTAACTGTTGATTCACACGCTGGTAGAATGTTGTACCACAATGTTGCTGGTGCAGCTACTTTGACTTTACCTGCAATTAACTCATCATCTGATTCAGGTGTTGCAGGACCAGGTAACGATCCAAACTCAGCAAACAATTTAGGTGCTTCTTTTGAAATATATATTGGAACAACTAAAACTGGTAGTTTTATTCTACAAGTTGCTAATGCTAGTGATACAATGACTGGTAATGCAATTCTTGTTGATACGGATACAAATGATAATGCTGAAGGTTTTATGACTGCAGCTGCTTCAGATACTATTACTTTAAACGGTACTACAACTGGAGGATTAGCTGGATCAATCACCTCCT